GTTGCACAAATTGAAGAAAGTATTTTACCACAGTTGAAAGGTATGTATTAATGAATATACTAGGGATATCAGGTAAGAAACAAGCTGGAAAAAACACAGCGGCCAACTATATTCACGGTGTCGTGTTAAAGCAATCATCAATGATAGAAGATTTTGACATAGACGAACGCGGACAGTTGGTAATAAAAACAAGCGTTGAAGGAGATGTTGAGCATGGTGTTCTAGATGTAACGCGCAAAGACGCAACATTTATTGAATATGCCCACCATAACATGTGGCCCCATGTAAAACTTTATAGCTTTGCAGACGGGCTTAAGAGATTGTGTATTGAGTTTTTCGGGTTGTCTTACGAGCAAGGCTATGGCACAGACAAGGATAAAAATACACCAACCAAAGTAGACTGGGAGGATATACCAACTTGGAAAAACAGCAGCCTAAACAAAAACAGAGGAGCAATGACGGCACGAGAGCTACTACAATATTTTGGTACAGATGTTATGAGAAAGATGTATAATAATGTTTGGGTAGACCACGCACTTTCTACAATCAGGTCTGAGAAAAGTAGCTTAGCAGTAATAGCTGACGTAAGGTTTCCTAATGAAGTGCAGGCAATCAAAGACGCTGGCGGTAAAGTTATACGACTAACCAGAGAATTCAAAGACGATTCGCACTCAAGCGAAAATGCTCTGGATAAAGATAATTACAACTGGGACAATTTTGATTACGTAATTAATAATTCAAGCCCAGAGGTACTCTTTAAAGAAATTAAAAAAATATACGATAGATTGGGAGTCTAAATGTTAGTTACATATATAAGAAGCTCTAGCTTTAATAATTATTCGTATTGTCAAATGCAATACTTTATTACCTACGTTCTTGGGCATCAGTCCACTTCAGGTAAAAAAGCTCAGCTCGGAACAGTAGTACATAAGGTAATGGAAGTTTTAGCTGGATGTCAACACTTGCAGCAGGACAATAAGAAAATGCTGCTTAATGATGATGCGCTTGGAGACATTAAGTTCACGAGAAAAAAGTTAAATAGCGAGGAATTTGTAGAAGATATTTTAAAACAAAGCTATGACTGGTACACCAGTAACTGCACTCATAAATATACAAAGGGAGATTATAAGTTTTGTCAGGACACAACTAGAGAAGCTCTTACATACAACAAGGGATTGTTTGATCCTAGAAATAGAAAGATAGTTGCGGCAGAGCCTCACTTTGACATAGAAATAGAAGAAGATTGGGCTAAGTACGAGTATGAACTTCCTGACGGCCAAAAAATTACTGGAAACTTGGCTATAAAAGGAACGATTGACCTTGTAACTGAAGTAGAAGATGGTATAATCGAGGTGGTTGACTGGAAGACTGGCAAAAGGTTAGACTGGGCTACTGGGGAAGTTAAGACATATGAAAAGTTGTGTTCAGACCCCCAATTATTACTATATAACTACGCCATATCAAAGCTTTTTCCTGAATATGAACAGGCAATAATGACTATATTCTTTATTAAAGATGGCGGGCCGTTCTCAATGTGTTTTGACAAGAGCGACCAAAAGAAGTTTTTAGAGGCACTGAAGCTAAGATTTCAACAGATTAGTAGAAATCAAGAACCAAAACCAATGTCCTACACTAGGAATCATTGGAAGTGTAATAAGCTATGCCACTTTTATAAGAACAACTGGGAAGGTACAGACCAAAATATGTGTATACATATAGAGGAGCACCTTAAAGATCACGGAATGGATGAAACCGTAAAAAGGTGTACCGCAGAGGGATTTAGTGTGGGCCATTATGAGGCTCCGGGATAAGGGAAAGACTATGATTGAAGTAGAAATCACAGAGGATATGAAGAAAAGAGCATGGGCCAAATCTCGTGAAATGGGAGTTCTTAACAACTCCATAATGAAGGGAGATGGCAACATAGCAGGCTTTATTGGGGAAGAGGTAGCGAACGTAGTCATCAAAGGTACTATTAGTAATACTTATGACTATGACATCGTAGATGATGAAGACATCAAGTACGACGTAAAAACAAAGAGATGCACCTCAGCACCAAAGCCTTATTACGATTGCTCAGTTGCTAACTTTAACACAAAGCAGCAATGTGACAGATATGTTTTTGTCAGGTTAGAAAACAAAAATAGGCGATGGGGAAGGGCTTGGGTTCTTGGCTGGCTTGAGCATGATGAATACTTCGAGAAGTCCCGACATTTAAAGAAGGGGCAAGTAGACCCCTCAAATAACTTTGTTGTCAGGGCTGATTGTCACAATGTTGAAATATCAGAACTTAACAAATTTAGGAGATCAAAATGCTAGACTTCATATACGATAGGCGAAACTTTTTGCGAGTAGGGAGTATTGGTGCTGGGCTAAGTGCCGTTGGTTTATCCGATTATACTCTGGGCGCGCAAAACCCTGAGTCGTATGAAGACAAAGCAGTTGTTTGGGTGTGGCTTGCTGGAGGCCCAACTCAGTTTGAGACATTCCATGCGCCAAATGACACAGTACCTACTGAGTGGCAACCAATCAATGGAGCCATTCACGATTCCAAAACAAACATTACTCTTGGTGCAGACTGGACAGAACTTGCTAAACACACAAGCAAGCTCAACGTAGTTAATTCTTTTAGTCATAAAGATTCATCTCATAGACAGGGGACTCACTTTATGATGACTGGGCAATACAACCCAGAGAGAACAACTACATCTATGACTAAACACCCATCTTTCGGCTCCATCGTTTCAGCTGTATACGGAGCGAATCACCCACAGAACGGAGTACCAACATATGTTAAACAAGGTAAAATTGAAGGTGATGAAGGTGCTTGGTTGGGCGGAGCATATAAACCTTTCGATCCATCCAATAAAGACAACCTTACCCCAAGAGTTGAACTTGATAGATTCTCAACGAGAAAAGAATTGCTCAGAGGACTCGACGCAGCAAGATTAGCAGGTCAAAGTGCAAGCTCAGTAGATTTCTATAAAGGTCAGGCTTACGATGTAATTTTGGGGTCTGCTAAAGACGCCTTTGCTACAGATAAAGAAGAGCAATCAACAAAAGACCTATATGGTTCAGCCAAGGCAAATGATATTGGCGAACAACTACTTCTCGCTAGAAGGTTGGTAGAGCATGGAACCAAATTCATCACGCTTAGCTATGGAGGATGGGATATGCACAGTAATATTTCAAGCGCTCTCAAGCAAAAGGTGTCGCCTATCGACAAGGCTATTGCAGGTTTTCTAGAAGACTTAGACCAAAGAGGATTGAGCGAAAAGGTCTTGCTTATAGTGACTGGAGAATTTGGAAGAACCAAGATAAATGCTAACGCTGGTAGAGATCACTGGCCTTCTATCACCCCAATGATGATGGCTGGTGGTGCGTATCAAACTGGTAGAACTATTGGAGTTTCGGATAGATCATACAGTCCGATAGAAAATCCAGTAGGCCCACTTGATTTACAGGCAACATTATTTGACCACTTCGGCATTGAAAAAGGTATTCAGCGCGTAGACAATGGTGGTCGTCCAAGATATTTATTGGAAGGTGAAGCAAAGGTAATACTATAATGAAGTGCAAAGGAAACAATGTAGGACGAAGATCATTCTTACAGGTGGGATTTTTAGGTGGACTAGGAATTTCTCTATCTGATTACTTTCGTATGCAAGAAGCTCAGGCTGACCAGAAGTTTTACGAAAGTATAGAAGGGCCAGCTAAGAGTGTAATATTTATATATCTGCCGGGAGGAATGGCTCATCAGGAAACCTTTGATCCCAAGCCATTTGCCCCATTGGAGTATAGAGGGCCGATGTCTAGTATTGAAACCGTAGTTACCGGAACTAGATTAAATGAAATGATGGTCAAGACTGCCAAAGTCACAGATAAGATGACTATCATTCGCAGCATGACACATGGAGAAGCAGCGCATGAACGAGGCACACATAATATGTTTACTGGCTATAGACCTAGCCCAGCCCTTCAATACCCATCAATGGGTTCAGTGGTTGCACACGAGTTTGGCCCTCGCCAAAACTTGCCTCCATATGTCTGTATCCCAAACCAACCCAATGAATTTGCAGGTACTGGATATTTAAGTAGTTCATTCTCAGGATTTAGCCTAGGTGCTGACCCAGCTAGTGATGGCTTTCAGGTTCGTGACCTCAGACTTCCTAACGGTGTAAACGATAATAGGTTTGGTACTAGACGCAAAATGCTTGGCGCAGTAAACGACTACTTTGCTAATAAAGAAAAGTCGGACTCATTAGATGCAGTAGACTCTTTCTACGACCGCGCCTACAGCTTGATT